CATCGTTATCATTCTCACCGTGTATCTGATGCGATATTGCGGTATCATCTAGCCTTCGCGGGAATAGCTACCTGCTAGCCTGGCTCCGGCCGGGCTTCTTTTTGGTTTCGAATTGGGTTATGCTTGGCTTGGTGAAACGAGACTCAGCCATATAATATATGGATGAGGGGTTACTCCCGCGGAGTGTATACGAAGCGAAGCCTTGCAATGCTACTCGTAACATAGTTACTCGAATACGGGGACTAAGTGTAACCCCCCCTCCCGACCATGCGAGCGTATCATAAATGAGTAGAGATGGCGATATAAACGAGCGAAGCCAGGCTAAACTACGCAGTAGTATTCGAGCGCAGGAAATAATAAATAAGCTAACAGCACATATACTTGATGGCGTTAAAATGACAAACACAGCCGTTAGGGCTAGCGAGATACTATTGAGAAAGGTATCGCCCGATATGATAGCGACAGCGCTCACGGTAACAGACAGCGCTCGCCTCCCATTGCTGACAATCATACCGCGCGATAAGCCAGCGCTAGTACATATCGATAGCGTAACAGCCAGTGATAGCGTTGAATCACCAAGTACGCATAAGGCAGACACGCCCCGTTCCAGCGTTAAAGCCAGCGCTTAGCCCGTGCCTGGCCTGGCGCGACCAGAAGCGGCGACAACAATCAGCCGCGTTTCGATATGATAGGGGGAGTGACACACATGAAATATGCCCAAATCTGAATCTTCCCGGCCGGTCATCCAGTACAAACAGTCCCATACCGTAGGGCTGTTTCAGGACGACAATACGAGCTTTGTCAAAGCCCTTCGCGGCCCTGTCGGCTCCGGCAAGTCTGTAGCCTGCACCATAGAATGCTTCAAGCTGATGATGGAGGCACAGACCCACACCCGCTCTGCCGTCATCAGAAACACCTTCCCTCAACTCCGCCAAACGACGCTGAATACCTGGCTAGATTGGTTGCGGCCGTATGGAGAATTCCGATATTCTGACTTCACTTGGAAGTGCCGGAGTTTCGGCTTTGACCACGAAGTTTATTTTCAAGCCCTCGATAGGCCTGGTGACATCGCAAAATTACTCTCGCTCGAACTCACCTGGGCGTGGGTCAACGAAGCCAGGGAAATCGAATGGCCGATTGTCGAAATGCTCACTACCAGAGTGGGTCGTTACCCGCCGCAACGCGATGGTGGCCCCAAGTGGTTCGGCATCATAATGGACACCAACTCACCGGATGATATGAGTCAGTGGTATGAAACATTTGAAATCAAGCGGCCCGAGGGTTGGACACAGTACGTCCAGCCGAGTGGGCGTAGCGAAAACGCGGAAAACGTCGAAAATCTGGTTCCGGGGTATTATGCTCGGATTGCAGAGGGAAAAGACCAAGCATGGCAGAAGGTTTACATTGACGGTGAGTACGGGTTCATTGTCGAAGGGAGGCCGGTATACCCACAGTGGAAAGAACTCATCCACGCTGTCACCGCTACAAAGAGCAAGGGTGAAGCGGTCATTATCGGACTCGACTTCGGACTCACACCAGCCGCCGCCTTTGTCCAGCGAAGTGTCACAGGCCAGTATCGAGTCGTCGAAGAACTGGTAAGCACCGATATGTCGGCGGTTGAATTCGCCAGTGAACTGGGGCGTATACTACGTTCCACATGGAACGGTTATGACATCGAGATATATGGTGATCCGGCAGGGGAGCAACGGTCGCAGGTTGACAAGCGTACTCCGTTTCAAATCCTCAAGGCCGCAGGAATTCTTGCCCGCCCTGCCCCGACGAATGATCCTCGCCTGCGTGTGGAGGCTGTTGTCAGGAACCTCACCCGCCTCACGATGGCGGGCGACCCTGGCCTCATTGTTGATCCACGCTGTCGATACCTCCGCCGTGGGATGGCCGGCGGTTACAAGTTTCGTAGGATGCAGATTGTGGGGGAGGAACGCTACTCCGAACTACCCGAGAAGAACATTTATTCGCATGTATGCGAGGCTTTGCAATACGCGCTATGCGGCGCAGGCGAAGTACGAGAAACACTTGGGCGTAAGCCCATGAAGAAGTTGGATTACTCGAAGATTGACCGGAGGGTTGTGTAATGCCCCAATCAAAAGGATTGAAGCCGCCATATTCCGATGACGAGTTAGCCGGGATTATCGGCCAGCAGATCACTCTGAGCAGGGACTTTGCACAGGACTTTCTTGAAGAAAATAGACGCCAAGCATGGAAGTATTATCTGGGCCGTCGCGGTCGAGATGAGGACTTTTCCGCTACCACGAACCGTGAGGGTTACACTCGTGAGGGTGGGAGCGAAGCCGTATCAGAAGATGTCGCGGATATGGTGGAAGCTCTCATGGCTACACTCATGCCGGTATTTGGCAACGATGTGCCGGTCGAGTTTGAACCGCTCGGTCCTGGCGACGAAGAAAATGCTATGGCGGAGTCCGATGCTGTAGCGAACGTCCTGATTGAGCAGAATAACGGGTGGGTAATTCTCGCTGAGGCAATTAAGGACGCATTACTACTACGAAATGCCACAATAAAAGTGTGGATTGAGGAAATCGAGCATGTTCAGCACCGCCGGTTCAAGGACATATCCGATGAGGACTTGGCGCTGTTCATTGCCTCGGTGCCGCAGGACATAACCGCCGCGCTGACCTCGAGAAACAGCCCGCGGGCCAACGTCAGGCTGTCACGCACCGAACGCCAGCCCAAGGTGAAGGCTATTCAGCAAGCGCATTTCCTAGTTGACCCGAATCACAGCAGTATCTTCATTCAGGACGCCTTTTTCATCGGAGAACGCAAGTTTTCGAGCCGTTCTGAGTTGTTAGAGGCGGGATTCACCAAAAAGAAGGTGGATGAACTGCCTGCGTTCACCAACGACACCGATGTTGACTCCAACGCGAGCAATATCGAGGGTATCAGCGCCGAACTGAGCCGTCCGACCTTCGATACAGACCAAATCGAATGGTTTGAGGTCTACATGCGGATTGATATGAGCGGTAACGGCCGCTCTGACCTGATGAAATTCGCGTGGAGCAATGACAGCCTGCTCGGCCAGGGTCCGGTGCAGTTCATTCCCTACGCTACGGGTACGGCGTGGCTTGTACCCCATAGATACTCGGGGCTATCAGTTTATGACAAAGTGCAGCAAGTCACAGACATTAAATCTCGAATACTCCAACAGAGTCTTGACAATCTCGTTACCAACAATACCGCTCGCACAGGCGTCAACGAGAACACCGTCAACATTGATGATTTGCTGGCTGGACGACCGAACGCCGTCATACGCAATGACGGACCGCCCGGTGATGACCTTATGGCGTTTCCTACGAATGATACTGGCGCATCGAGCCAGGCGATGCTTGACTACATGGACAAGGTTAGGGACCAGCGAGCCGGCGCAGCCCTAAGTCTGCAACAGCCAGAAGAACAGCAGGTCCGTTCCAATATCACCGCAGCCTCGGCAGATCGCCAGATGTCGCCGGGGGAGATGCAGGCGGCGATGGTAGCCCGCACCTTGGCAGAAACCTTGATACGTTCCACATTTCTGCTTTTGCATGAAACCCTACGCACACAATTCCCTGAACAGATGATGCTGAACAGGGGAGGGGAGTGGATACCTGTCAGCCCCCAACAGTGGCCTAAAAGAACAAGGGTGAACGTCAAGGTCGGGCTATCTCCTGCCGAACGTAACCGTAAGGCCAATTCCCTGGCTACTACAGTGCAGCAACAGATGGTGCTGTTCGAGAAGGGCGGCAACGGCATAGTGATGAACCTCAACGGCTTGCACCGGGCGCTGCTCGATTGGAGCAAGGCGGTTGACCTCGACAACGCAGAGAAGTATTGGGTTGACCCGGAGAGCGAGAGCAGTCAGCAGGCCGCGGCACAGCAGGCAGAACAGGCTGAACAGCAGCGCCTACAGCAGCTACAAGCCTTTACGGCCGAAGCGTCGGCCAACGCGATCAACTCAGAGCGCGATTTCATGGTTGATTTGCAGAAAATTCAGTTCGATTACTTCAAAGCCATATTAGACTCGGAGCAAACAGATGCCTCCAACGTCCTCGAACTTGCCAAGCAAGCACAATCCGCAAGAGATCAAGGCAGCGATGCTAGTTCTGGAAACGGAGCGGGTGTGGGATAGGCTGCGGGACAAGTATTACAGCGAGTGGCTGGACGGCGATACCTCGATATGGCCGCAAATTCACCTGAAACTTCAGATGATAAAAGACCTGCGGGAACTGATGCGTTCGATGGGTAATAAGAGAGATTGACAATGCCTGAACCAGAAGCGCAGAATGCGGGTGAGGCCGTAGAGCAGATAAGTAACCTGCTCCAAGGCAAGCCGGTGGAGACACCGGAACCATCACCAGAACCGGGGGAGACTCCGGGCGAAGAAGAACCACCGCAGGCGATGACGCCTGCAATCCTAGCTGAGAGGTTGGGCTTAAAGCCTGCTGAACTGTTCGAGCAGTTCCAGATTCCTGTAGATGGGGGAGACTCCATGACACTATCGGAATTCAAGGATGCTGGCGTGGAGTTTCGCGGGCTAAAGGCGGCTCAGGATGAGTTGGCCGAGGCAAAAGTCACGTTTGAAAATAACGTGATGATGCAGAGACAGACGCTCAAGAAGGCGATGGAGAGATTGTCGCCTGATGTGTTGACGCCAGAACTGATTGCTCATGTGCAAGAGGAACAGCAGCAGTACATCACCACCGAGCGCCAGGCTTTGCACAACGTCCGGCCTGACTTGCGTGATCCGGCGAAGTGGGACGCTACTCGGGAGTTGTTGGTAGCACACTTGAAGCCTTACGGCTTTTCGCCCATCGAGGTTGACTCGATAAGCGATCATCGTTTGGCGAAGTACGCCATCGACAACGCGGAACGTGAGCAACGGGTGAGACAATTAAATGCTGACGGCATCGAAGTTGA